AATAAATATTTTTCAGAATTATATGGTAAATCAAAAACAAGTATATCTAAATGGATTAGTCAGTTAGTTGCTTTTGGTTATATTTCAGTTGCTTATACTTATAAAGAAGGAACTAAATGTATAAATAAAAGATATATAACAATTGTTCAGGGGGGTATTAAAGAAAAGTTAAATACCCCTATTGAAGAAAAGTTAAAGGTTAATACTACAAGTATTAATACTACAAGTAATAATATATATATAAAAGAAAAATTTATTAATCAAGTTATGATTTTAGATTATTCTGAAGAAATGAAACAAGACTTTATAGACTATTGGACAGAAGGTAAAAATAAAATGAGATATCAAAAACAACCAACATTTGATATAAATTTAAGATTAAAAAGATGGGATAAAAATTCTAATAAATGGAATACAAAAAAACAAGGAATATCAAAATTAGATAAACAAATAGATGAATGGCAAAAAGCAAAAGAATTATTAGAAAAAATACAATAGAACTAGATGACTATTTTAAATATAGTGGTAAAATAGAAATAAATGGTAAGTTTGTTAAACCTAGTAATGATTTATTATATTTAGAAAAAAATATTATTAAAAACGATATGACTAAATATAAACTTAAAAATTATAGAAATGAATGAAGAAAAAGAAATAACCTGTTGTGGTGTTGAAATAACTACAGTAATATCTGATAATGGCTTATGCCCAATTTGTTTAGAACACATATGAAAACACTACAGGAAGAAAACATTAAAGATTTAAGGAAAAAAGTTTTAGATTTAATAGCTAAAACATCAGTAGAATTAGGACATAAAACAGATGCGAAAATAATGGCATCACTATCAGATATATTTGCACAAGATTTACAAAAAGAAAACAGATTTAGGCGAATGACATTTAACCAAATACAAGATGCTTTTCATATAGGTGTTAGATATTGTGAATTTGAACCTTTTATAAATATAAAGACGTTTTTTAGATGGATTATTGAACATAAGAAAAAAGTGAATGATGCTTATTACCAAGTTCATACACTAAACAAATCTCCCAATCAAGTTCCTTTTTATCAGGAACCTTTAAAACTATTAAAATGAAAACAATAAAAATAACTAAAGAAGAAATTAAAACAGGCAAAGATGCAATTAAATGGCATCTTAAAAACTATGGACATATAACTAGTTTAGAAGCTATAAGAGAATATGGAGTTACAAGACTTGCTAGTATTATATGGTATTTAAAAGAAGAAGGTTACATTATACATAGTACAGATTTAAAAAAGACTACTAGATTTGGTAGAACAACTACTATAGCTAAGTATTTGTATTTTAAACCTAAGCCACAGTTTGAACAAAAACTTATATGGGGATAAAGAAATCTGTAAGCAAACTAAAAAAAGAATTAGACAGTTGGTTTTCTAAATACATAAGACTAAGGGAAGCAAACGATTATGGAATGACAGAATGTTTTACTTGTGGTAAAGTTGATTATTACAAGAAGTTACAAAACGGACACTTTCAATCTCGTAGGCATCATTACACAAGATGGAACGAACAAAACTGTCAAGTACAATGTGTTAAGTGTAATATGTTTGAACAGGGGGAACAGTATAAATTTGGTTTAAACCTTGATGCTAAGTATGGTTTAGGAACTTCTAAAGAACTAGAATTAATGTCCAAGCTAAATATTAAGATGACTAGAATAGATTATGTAGAGCAAATTACTTATTACAAAAACCTTGTTAATAACTTAATAAAAGAAAAAAATCTAAAATAAAATATTTTTTATATTTGGGTTATGACAAAACCCATATTTGCAAATACTATGCATCAAATAATTGTTAATGATTATTTAAACCTTATGATGTCCTTTGCAAAAGAAATATCTACAAAGACAAAATACCAAAATTTTAAAGAAGTCCTAGAACTAATTATTGAATACCACAATAGTTATGGTGAAGATGTTTCAATGGGTAATTGGAATGATTGGTTAATGGTTATACCTATCAATACTTCGGTAATGGTTAATGGTTACTTTGCAGGATTATCCACAAGAAATAACTCAGAAATAATAAAATCATATAAACTTTTATTAGACAATAGCTTGGAATTATTAGTTAGAGATTTAAAAGATATAGAATATAATAATGAATAAAATATATCAAGCAGTAGCAGATTGTAGAAAGACATTCGTAGAGATGTCCTACACTTTTACTCAAGATATAAATGAGATAGAAGAAACAGTACAAGAGTTAATGTTGTATTTTATGCAGATGAACCCTGATACTTTAAGGTCTATATATGAAAAAGATGGAACAAAAGGTTTAATTAGGTATGGTGCAGTAGTTTTAAGAAGAAGTTACACCAGTACACGAAGTCCATATTATTATAAATATAAAAAATACTACACACATATTGACACAAGTTCAACTAATATAACTTATGATATAATAGAAAAAGATGATAACCATAGAAAACATTTATACAACATACCTAATGCAAAAGAATACCAACAATGGCAGAAATTAGAATTAATTGATAAAGCGTTAGATGATTTTTATTGGTATGATAGGGATGTGTTTAAACTTTATTACTATGAAGGAAATACTTTAACAGGACTAGCTAAAAAAACAGGCATAAGTAGAAACAGTTTGTTTACGACTATAGACAAAGTTAGGGAACAATTAAAAGACTTGCTAGATGAATAAGTTTTTTGTAAGTGATGAGGTTTACAAAGACAGACTTGACATCTGTAAAGGTTGTGATTATTATTTTAGACCTACAGGAAGTTGTAAAGTGTGTTTATGTTTTATGTCAATTAAGGCACGAATTAGTTTAATGGAATGCCCACAAAAGTATTGGTTAAAGACTAAAGAATTGGAACAACCTGAAGGAATACCTGAAGAACTAATAAAAGAAGTATTAATGATTTGGGAAGACATTAAAACAGGAATAGCAAAAAATCAAGCAGTTAAAAAAAGAATGATAACATTATTTAATACAATCTATGGAACTAACTACGACACAGGAACAAGTTGTGGTACTTGCCTGAGTGATTGTTTTAAAGGAATAAAAAGAATATATGAAAAATACAAATAAGACACCAAACTATTATAAAGGTAAAGTCTATGGCTATAAAGCATTTGACATAATAGAAGATTTTGAATTAAATTATAATTGTGCTACTGCACTAACATACATCTTACGTTCAGACAGAAAACATAATAGCCCAACAGAATGTTTGCAAAAAGCTATAGACCATTTAAATAATGAAATAAAATTATTAGATAAAAAGAAAAAGAAAAATGTAAGGATAAGTCATATCTAAAGGAGAGTAGGCATATTGCCACAATAATTGATTAAATGTTTTTTATGCTCTCCTTTATTTTAAAAATAATTCTATGTTAAAATATCAATGCAATAAATGTGAAATACAAAAAGAACTAAGCAAGGTAACTATGAAGGTTATAGATGAAATAGTTGTCAATCTTGGAACTGAATGTCCTAAATGTGGGGAATATATGCAAGAAATAGAAAAGGAATTTGGTGGTTTTCCTATGCTTAAAAGAACTGAACCAACTTTGTCTAACAGAAAAGACAAATTGTGGGGTGGGGTAAAAGACAGGTTAAAATAAATAATAACAAATTCTATTATATAATATGAATAAAAATGAAATAATATTATTTTGGAGTACATTTAACATAAAAACTGATAAAGATTATATAAATTGGATAAACAAAAAGATAAATATATCCCCATTTCATTTACTTACATTAACATCTCATATAAAATTAAAAAATAATACTACACTTTATTCATATCAAGAATTTAATAAAGGTCAAGTTCCTAAAGGAATAAAAATAAAAGATGCTAATGACATATTTGATTCTAAAAAAGCATTTGATTCTTTAATAAATGGACATAGTATTGCACATATTTCAGATGCTGTAAGATTAAATGTAGCATCTAAAAAAAATGGTATTGTAATGGATATGGATGCAATAGTTTTAAAAGAATTACCTAAACAAGACAGTTGGTATGCTTCTATGCCTGCAAAACTTACAGGAGGTATGGCTCCAAGATGGGGTAATTCTCATCCACCATTATATATAAATGATAATAGTTGGGATGGAAAAGCATTAGCTTCCTTTCCTATAAAGGTTGGGGATAAAACAAAAAAAGATATAGAAAATTTATCTTTTAAAATTATGAAAACTTTAGCAAAACCTATAAAAAAAGGAAGTCTTGCTTGGAATTATGTTTTATGGTCAATCAAAGATATTATAAAAACTGATAAAAAAGGAAAAGTTTTTAAACCTATTTATTTTTGTCCTTTACCTGCTTGGTTAAGAAAAGGTAATGGTTATTCTTTAGAATCTCCTACAAGATTAGATGGTACAACAAAATTGTTTGGGTACAAAATGCCATCAATAACTGATTTATTTATTAAATCTTTTGTAATACAACATTTTTTTGATAGTGCAGCACATAAACAAGGGGGATATGGAGTTACTTCAAATAATGAAGAAAATAATGAAATAACATTTTGGAAAAATCTACATAGAAATTCTTTGTTAGGATTAGAAGCATATTTTGTAATAGGAAAAGATTGGAGAAATAAATTAATAGAAAGAGCAATTCAAATAAATAAAAAATGAAACAACAAGTTAAAATAAATAAAGTAAAAGGTAACCCAAGTAACCCACGTGTTATAAAGAACGATAAGTTTTTAAAGTTAGTAAAATCAATACAAGAGTTTCCTGAAATGTTAAAACTAAGACCAATAGTTGTAGATGAAGATATGGTTGTACTTGGTGGAAATATGAGATTAAAAGCAAGTAAAGCAGCAGGATTAACAGATGTATGGGTAGAAGTAGCTAAAGGACTAAGTGAAGAAAAAAAGAAAGAATTTATTGTAAAAGATAATGTAGGTTTTGGAGAGTGGGAGTGGGATATGTTAGCTAATGAATGGGATAGTGTAGAACTTGCTGAATGGGGTTTAGATGTATGGGAAAATACAGATGATGTAAAAGAAGAAGAAGAAATGTTGTCTAAAAATATAAAAGCACCTTCTTATGAACCTAAAAATGTAAAACCTAGTGAAGCTGAATTATACAATGAAAATAAAACAAAAGAATTAATACAAAAAATAGGATTAGCAAATATAACTGAAGATGAAAAAGATTTTTTAATTAAAGCAGCTTATCGACATACAATTTATAATTATCAAAATATAGCAGATTTTTATGCTCATTCTAATAAAGAGGTACAAGAACTAATGGAAGAATCAGCTTTGGTAATTATAGATTTAAATGATGCTATTAGTAATGGGTTTGTAACTTTAACTGAAAATATTAAAAAACTACATACAGAAGAATATGAATAAAGATTTAGCAGTTTTTATTATGGTTCACGGAAGACCAGAACGTATGAAAACATATCATACTTTACGTAAACAAGGCTATACAGGAAAAATATTTCTTGTAGCTGATAATTTAGATGAAACACGCAAAGAGTATCAAGAAATATATAAAGATGAAGTTTTAGTATTTGATAAAAAGAAAGCAGCAAAAGAAGTGGAATCAGGAGATAATAGTGGAGACCTTAGAAGCACTTTGTATTCCTCTAATACTATTCCTAGATTAGCAAAAGAACAAGGTTACAAATACTTTTTTATAATGTGTGATGATTACGATACATTAAATTATAAATTTGATAGTCAATTAAGATATAAATCTAAAAAGGTAAAGAATCTTGATAAATTGTTTTCTTATTTTTTAGAATTTTATAAATCAATACCTGCTAAATCAATAGCTTTTGCACAGGGTGGAGATTTTATAGGTGGGGAAAACAGTGCTTTTGTAAAACAATTTAAATTAAAAAGAAAAGCTATGAACACTTTTCTATGTAGTACTGAAAGACCTTTTAAATTTATAGGAAGATTAAATGAAGATGTAACTACATACGTTAGATTAGGAAGTACAGGTGATTTATTTTTTACAATACCAAATGCTATGATAAATCAAGCAGCTACAATGCAAGTAAAGGGAGGACTAACTGATGTTTATTTAGAATATGGTACTTATGTAAAGTCATTTATGTCAGTAATGTATAATCCTTCTTGTATAAAAGTATATCAATTAGGACATACTCATAAAAGAATACATCATAGAATTAATTGGAATAATGCAGTACCAAAAATATTAAAAGAAAATATAAAAAAGTAATGGACAAAAGTAGACACATAAAAAAGGAATCAATATTAGAAGCATTAGAAAAATCTTTAGGAGTAGTAACAGTAGCTTGTAAACAAGCAGATGTTCCAAGAAGTACATATTACAAGTGGTTAAACGAAGATGAAGACTTTGCTAAGGCAGTTAAAGACATAGAGAATATAGCACTAGACTTTGGAGAAAGTCAGTTACATAAACAAATAGGAGATGGAAACACTTCGGCAACTATATTCTTTTTAAAGACTAAGGGAAAGAAAAGAGGATATGTAGAAAGGTCAGAATTAGATTTAACTTCAGGAGATGAACCAATTAAAATTAATGTAAATATCAAAGGGGTTGAATATTGATGCAGAATTTACTGTTACACAAGCAGAAGCAATAGAATATTTATTTGACAAAACTACTACGGAAGTGTTATTTGGAGGTGCAGCAGGTGGTGGTAAGTCTTGGGTAGGTTGCAGTTGGTTAATTTTAATGTGTTTAAAATACCCAAAGACTAGGTACTTAATGGGTAGGTCAAAGTTAGATAGTTTAAAAAAAACTACCCTTAATACTTTTTTAGAAGTATGTGAAACTTGGGGTTTAAAAGCCAATAAACATTATAATTTTAATGGTGGTTCTAATATTATAAAATTCTATAATAAGTCAGAGGTAATGTTAAAAGACTTATTTTTATACCCTTCAGATAGGAATTTTGATAACTTAGGTTCATTAGAAATAACAGGGGCTTTTATAGATGAAGCAAATCAAATAACAGAAAAAGCAAAAAACATTGTAGCATCTAGAATGAGGTATAAATTAGATGAATATAATTTAATCCCAAAGATGTTAATGACTTGTAACCCTGCTAAGAATTGGGTATACACTCAATACTATAGACCATCAAAAGAAGGTAAGCAAAAACCATATAGAAAGTTTATACAAAGTTTAGTAGATGATAATGAATTTATTTCTAAATATTATAAGACACAGTTAGAAACATTAGATGAACTTAGTAAACAAAGGTTACTATTTGGTAATTGGGAATATGATGCCACTAACGATAACTTAATATATTATGATGCTATTTTAAATTTATTTAATCAAAATGGAATTCATGGCGATAAATACATAAGTTGTGATGTAGCACGATTTGGAAGCGATAAGACAGTTATAATGTATTGGGAAGGGTTACATATTAAAAAGATACGAAGTATCCTTAAATCGGCTGTAAATGAAGTTGTAGACGAAATTAGATTATTACAACAACAAAACAATGTAAGATTGACAAATATTATAGTTGATGAAGATGGAGTAGGTGGTGGGGTAAAAGATTATATGAAATGCAGGGGTTTTGTAAATAATTCAAGAGCAATAAAAGGAGAAAACTATCAAAACTTAAAAACTCAATGTTATTATAAATTAGCCGATATGGTTAATACTGCACAAATTGGTATTGAATGTCCTGATATTAATGTTAAAAATCTAATTATTGAGGAGTTAGAACAAGTCAGAACTAAAGATGCTGACAAAGACAACAAACTACAGATAATACCAAAAGAAACAGTAAAAGACATAATAGGTCGTTCTCCTGATTATGCTGATGCTTTAGCTATGAGAATGTTTTTTGAGTTAGATGCTAATTATGGTAGGTATTTTGTTCAATAAAAAAGGTGCAATCCCTAAGAACTGCACCCTTAATAAACAAAAACTTTATAGAAAACAAGGTCAAATATACGATTTTAAACTAAATAACCAAAAATTCTATTATATAATATGCGATTAAAAATAAATAA